CACGGCGATCTCGACGCCCATCTCGGCGTCCATGGCCTCCACGTCCAGCGGAGCCTCCGCAGCCATCTCGTACTCGGTTTCGAGGTCGTTGTAGTCCAACGGCTCCATGGTTTTCTCGACAGGCATGCGTGGTCCTTTCGGGCGTTACGGACTCAATAGTACTCGTAATTGCCGTGATGTGGAAGTTCTTCTTCGATCTCGTCCGTGGGTAGCACGATGAAGCCCCCCTGCCGGAACCGCGCCAGCGCCATGACCGAGGAGTCGACTTGGTCGTCGTGGGACCCGTAGGGGAAGGCCGCAATCTCCTCGACAAGTTCGTCTGCCCATCGCGTCTCGGGCACCCAGCACATGCCGGACGAGATGATGTCCGCCACGGCGTTCAACCGCGCGAACTTGTCCCCCGTCGCCCGCGTGGGCGTGAACTCGGACACCGGCAGGCCCGTCCTCCGCATCTCCTGATACAGGGCGACCCCGGAACTCTTCTTTTCCACGATGAACGAGTCCGGCTCCCATTCCCGGTACTCCCGCAAGCACATGGCTTTCAATTCCGGGAACTCCAGCCGGTCCTTTATCGCGTTCAGCAAGATGATGTGGTAGTTGTCATCCTCTTCCTCGTTCACGAACACTCCCCATGTCGTCAGTGACGTGTAGTCGGCCCGGTTGTTCTTCTCCGCCGCGGCGTCGAGGGACATGATGATGTACTCGCATTTCGGCGGCTTGCTGTGTTTCCACACACGCCACCACTCCCGCTTGATGATGGCGCCTTCTTCCCCCGTGGGGTTCTGCTGGTACTGCGCGTTCCACTGGAACGCCGGCATCGACGCTTTCGTCCGGTACAGGGCCGGCAGGTCGAAAAACTCCGGCCACAGGGCCTTCTCGGTCGTGGTGTTGTTGCCGTCCTCGTCCTGTTTCGTGACCTCAAGGATCGCCGGAAACTCGAAAATCTCGTACTGGTCCGCCAGCGGGTTCGCCGTCATGTCCCGGGTAACCCGCCCAATCAGGTCCTCAAGGCTCCATCTGGTATGCACGATGGCCACCCGGCCCCCGGGCATCAGACGTGTCCGTGCACCGAAGGTGAACCACTCGTAGGCCTTCGCAAACACTTCCAGATTCCCGTTCAGGATGTCCTGTTCCGAGTGTGGGTCATCCACAAGCAGGAGGTGGGCACCGCGCCCCGCGAGGGCTGCACCGACGCCCGCGGCGAAGAACTCCCCGCCCTTGTTGGTGTTCCACCGCCCGGCAGACTTGCTGTCCGCGGCCAACTCGACCTCCGGGAACACCTCCTGATACGCAGAAGACCCGATCAGGTTCCGGACTTTGCGCCCGAAGTCCACGGCGAGGTCTGTCGTGTGCGAAACCAGCATGACCTTATGGGTAGGGTTCCGTCCCAAGTACCACGCCGTGTAGAATATCGATACTAGCTGAGATTTACCGTGTCTCGGCGGTACGGATACGCAGATACGGTCCTTGTCGCCCCGCTCGATGGCCTCCAAGAGGCTTGCCAGCTTCTTGTGGTGCATACCCACCTTGTAATCCAACTGCATGTGCTTGCAGAAGGCGAGCAGGCTTTGCTGCCGGGTATGCTGAAGCTGTCGTTGTTCCAACTGCTCGACGAGCCGGAACGTCTCCTCGACCTCCACCGGCGTCAACTTGTCGATGTTGGCCAGAAGGGTCTGGAGTTCCGCGGCGGAAAAGCCAAGTTCGGTGGGATCGAAGGTGTCTTTCACTCGGGTTTACTGCCTATGTGCCACTCGCAACGCCCGAAGTAGAGGCTATTCGCCTTCTGGGCAATGACCCGCTTCGCGGTCTCTTCTGTCGCGTATTTCCCGAACCGGCACCAACTAGTGAAATACCCCGTGGGGGTCCTGTACCATAGGTCGAAATACTTGCGTTTCCGGCACCTCGGGCCTTTCCGGGGTGGTATCTCCGCTTCGTCCGGCATGAAGGATTGTTGGGCCATGGTGGGTCACTTCGCGCGGGATTTCTGTCCCGCACATCCCCATGCCTTGCGTCGTGCCCGCACCTTGGGCGTCCGTTTCTGGCTGACCGTACGGGAACAATACGCATCTCCCCGTTTCGTGCCCGGTGAACTCACCCGTCGGTGGGTCTTGCCGTCGCTGTCCTTGTACGTGGTTCCGTCCGCATACTTCTTGTCTGCGGACACCTTGGGTTTCTTTGCCACGGCGTAGTGCCTCCTAATCCAGATCGAACTCATCCAGCAGGTTCTGTAAATTCGCTGGATCAGGTTTCTTGAGGGGTTCATCGGGGGTGAGGGACTCGTATGTACCAATACGTGGGAACTCCACGATCTCGGCATCGAGAACCGGAGGTTCCGGCTCCGGGTTGGCCAGCTTGGCCAGCTTGTTCAGCTTCGCTCGGAGGGCTTCCCGCAGGTCGTCGGACGTCTGGTGCGTGACAGTGACCTCCTGCCGGTCGGTAAACAGGCCCACGTCGGTGACCTTCCCCAGCAGTTCCAAGGCCTTCATACGTACCTTGGGGTCCGGGTTGTCCGTCTCTTCGATCAGCTTGTTGGTCACGTAGTGCCGCAACTGGACGGCGTCCTCCATGACCTCGGCACCGAAGGTCTTCAGCATCGCATCTATGTGTCGTAGCGCCGGCGGCGTCATCTTACTCATACGGGTCAGCCTCGTCATGCTGTTTGTCGCTTGTGGGTCCCCCGCATAGGCCAGAAACACCTTCTTGGCCACGGTGAAGTCCTCGCGGGTGGGATACTCCAATTTCATACCCCTATGTGCAAGGTATTCGATTGTCGCCGAAAATGCACGAGCTTTGACTGCGAAGTCCAAGTTCTCCGCCTCCGAGTGGTACCCGGTGGGTATGTCCGGCCCCAATGCAGGGGTAAGCAGGTTCTCGGCGTCCGTCGTGGCCATCACATACCCTGAAACTCACCCCGCATGAGGTAGATGACCCCCTGCGTACCGTCTTCGAGGTCCAGATACTCTGGATACGCCCACCAGCCGTCGGGGGCACGCACCGTCATCCTTTCAGAGGTCCCCTCTTCGTAGTTCACGGTGATCCGCACCGCCACCTCCAGCCCGTCGTGGTACAGGTGGGTGACGCCACCGGGGCTTTGCCGAACGTCGCTGTTCAGGAACCACACCACGGCCCAATCTTCTGTTTCCCGGGTAAGCTGCAGTTCATCTCCGTTCCGCTCGACATAGCGAGGCGGCGTATCCGCACGGGTGGGTAGGGCGTACGCCACCCCAACCAGCATCACAAGCAGCAGCACTCGGCCCATTTTCAGTCTTCCCTTACACAACGCGCCACGAGGGTTCTGCCGGGGGTGAGGCCGACGTCGGAATACGGTCCCTCCTGATGTTTGAGCAACTGGACCTTCAGCCCCGCGTCCTGCAGGAGGGCACGGAACTCCTCCTCGGTGTAGTGCCGCTCGTGGAAGGGGGCGCCGGCTTTGTCAAAGGGCAGGTAGGTTTCGTTGGGGACAGAGCAGTACACATACGGCGCCGGTACATGCCGAAGCAGGTCCACCGCGACCCCCCGGGGCACGTGCTCCAGAACCTCGAATATCGTCACCGCGTCGACGTTTGTGGGCGTGCCGTCCGGCATGGTTTCCGCTGTGAAGGACCGCAGGTCCCCATGTATATAGTGCGGTCCCGGGAAGTACTGCTTGGCAAATTCGATGGCGTTCGCGTCGATATCCATTGCCCAGACCTCGAACCCCGCAGTGTGCAGGATCGAACTGCCATACCCAACACCGCACCCGATATCCAGCACGCGTTCGAAAGGCCCCAATTCACTTACTACGTACTCGTACCGTGCTTTGTGGTCGTGGCGCACGCCGTCCAACGTGGGGGCCACCTGCCGTTCCCGCGGGTCCATGCCGGCAATCTCCTCGATATGCACGTAGGAGGCACCGGGGTGGTGCTTGTTCAACAGAAGTTGAAGCTGTCGGTTGGTGTGGAACAGTGTGTGTTCGATCTCGCGTACGTATTCGGGGGATGTATTTGTCATGCGCACCTCCTTTGGGTCCCTTTGGCGGTGAATTATGCAGGAAAGGGGGGTGGGGGTAAAGGCAGGTGTTCTGGCGCGGCTTGGGGGG